CGCTTTCATCAGTTTCATCAGACTACCGGAACCCACAATACCAGACGGTGTGTACGGCATATGCTTGTAGAAGTCTTGTACAAACTGGAAGCTCTTATCTGCCTTCAGGTACTCATTCGGGTCTTTAAGAGACATCTCCATGATGAAAGCTTTACCCTTTGGCAGAGCCTTGCAAACCTTCTCCGCTGCTTCACGCCCTGCCGCATCATTGTCCATACAAACGATGATACGCTCAAAACGGTTAAACCATTCATACTGACCAACAATCTGCTTCTCACAACCTGTCTCACCGATTGTAGGACTTACAACAGGGATTGGGTCATAAGCTGTCCCGTTCTTTGCGTTGTCCCGGTTGGTCTTATCTGCCAGCATTTGGAATGCAGACAGTTGGTCAACTTCACCACCAACAATCAGGCAATACTTACCCCGTGCCCGGATAAACTTAAACTGTCCAAACAGTTGACACTCTCGACCAGTTTCGCCCAATGCACCACGGAAGTCTTTAGGGAGTTCACGTCGCTTGTAGCCTGTAAGCATAAAGCCATGATCGTTATCAGATTCCATTGTACAAGGGTAATACTGAACCTTTACTTCACCAGTCTTGGTGTCAATCTCATGACGTACACCGAATGCAGCGGTTGTATCTTTTCGAATCCCACGCAACCCTCTAGAGTCAGTCGTGGTGATTTCCTTCATTCTTGCGTGAATCTCATCGTTAAACTCTGCACCCACAATATTGTACTCCTGCTCTTCTAAAACGCCATTTTGTTCCAACCACTCTTCAGAAGGAATATCAAAACCACCACAACCACCAAAGCAATGTGCGCCCTTATGACGGCCATCGCCGTCAGTGCCATACACCATAAGGTTGTCGCCAGTTCTATCTAATCCCTTCTTAACGCACTTTGGACAAGCTACCTTGCCATAAGTGTAAAGGTCGATACCGTATTTCTCTGCAATTTCTTCACTCGTCAAGCTGCTCTGGCCTCCGTATAAGTTTGTTGCCATACAGACGTGCTACCCGGCGTGCCACCACCCGGTGGAGTTCCATCAGGGCTGCCATCAGGACCAGAAGGCTTAGGGCTCTCTGGCGGCTTTGCACGGGCTCTGGCGCCATGCAGGATACCCGGAATCTTATCCTCAAGATTTGGCGTCACTGGAGTTGAAAGCACAAAACCGACACCACCCTCAGCTTCCCGCATACCAAACTGAGTAAGCCCAGCATCACGCGAGAAGTTCCATGCGGCCTCCATCGTTGGAAATGGAATCATGATGATGTTGCCATTCATTGTTGCAACTTTCACTGAATTACCTCCACTTCAAACACTTCGAATGCCAGTGCATCCAATGGACACTCAGGGTCTTGCTCTGGGTCAAGATCGACACGCAGGCTTCCGTCTGGCCAAATCTTGGTAATGACGCCAGTCCAGCCAATCAGATTATCAATAGATGGTTCTGTCTCGCCAAACCCATCTGCAACCACTTTGATACGATCACCTACTTTCATTCGTTCTCTCCTTTCTTGTGTTTACGTTTACGACGGTATTTTGTACGGTCGCGTTCAACCTTGGGGATGTTAACACGTCTATTTGGCCCTGCCAAGGGGTTTCTTGGAGCTGTCACAGCGTATAAACCTCTCTAATCCATTCGTGTGTCATGCTATCAACAAGGTATTTGTCAACGTGTGTGGCGTTCTCAATGAGGATTAGATAGACAACCCCATGTAACCCACCAGCAGACTGCACACGCACTGTGTAGGAGCTGTCACGGGCTTGTACACGCTTCTCCAGCTCATCCACCATGTTGAGGATTTGCCCTTCTGTAATCATGAGTATTCCAACTCCTTTTCTTTCTGTATTTCCTTCTCTTCTAATGGCGGGAGTGGCATGAGTCGTTGAGGATTAAAGTTTGTCCAGCCAGCTTCCATACAGAAGTCACCAGTTAACGTGCGTCCTGTATATTTACAACCAGAAACAACTGCCGTAGCTTCACCTCTTACAACGACTGTCTTGCCACTCTCAGCAACACCTTGGTAGAAGCTTGTCACATCTTCACCTTGATGCCAAAACGCTTCGATAGTCACAATAGAACCTATCAGGAAGCTGTTCTCTGGCAGCCTTGTACTGATAATCATGGCGAGTTGTCCAACCTCAAGCTTCTGATTAAAACCTTCCATTTGTATCCTCCTACTTATAGGCAACAAAAAGCCCTGCCGTTCATAGGCAGGGCGATATTAGATTTCCATGCTAACAGCAGCTCGGTGCATTGCCAGCGTCCGTCCCGTAGATACGTCTCAACGTGTATCCAAGATTTGGAGTAGCTTTCAGCTTGTGCTGGTTAGAACTTTAAAAGGTTAAGATACCCCGATGGGTACGCCCGAAGGCAATAATCTTTTAGCTTTGCAGCTTTGCCAGTTAAGCTTTGATCGTAGTCAGTGCAAGTGTCTGCGAGTGTGCAGATACAATCATATGCAAATGATTAGATTTGGTTAAGATACCATTCTTAATAGGCTGCCCGGATATACCCCCGAGCAATGGGTTACAGGAATTTAGGCAATTCGCTGTAGCATGGGAAAGCTTTAGATTACCAGTTCGGTCTTGGCGTTAGCTTCAGACAGAACATAATCCACTTCGAAGACGAAGCCGTTAATGTCGTTGGTCATCTTGACTGTGGTAGCCTCAAGATCGCTTGGGTCCAGCAACGCAGTGACGTTGGAAGCTGTGTAAGGCTTGCTGATGGCCTCCAGTTCTTCCTCGGTGGCTTTGCGTTCCTTACCTACAGCAGCAAGCAACATGGTGTCGATGCGGCCTTGCATAGCAACGTTGTTACGTTCTACAGCAGTTTTGGCCTGTACCAGTTGTTGCAGCAAGACTGCCAACAGAGTACGTTCTTTGTCGATAGAGCCTTTACGCTCAATGGCCTCAGCCACCGACATTTCAACCCCGTTGATGGTCACTTGCGTGACAGCGTTCGAACGGATGATGGCACCCTTCACCAGATTACGACGTGCGATCAGGTCTTGAACCGATTGCAGAGAAGCCTTCAGGGTGTTGGTAGTGGTTTGTAGATCGCCACCGTTTGTCACCTTACCACCAGTAGTGATAGAGACGAATGCAGAGCCACGTGTTGCTTTCTCAATACGATCATTGAGAGCTTTAACCTCGGCCAGAGCCCGAGTTACAGAAATTGCCATTGATGTTCTCCTTTGAATGTCTTTAATATTTGATGATTGTATCAGGGCTTTCTTACTCTGTCAAGCCTTTATTCAGGCTTATCAATCAGTTTGTACATGGTGTTACGTGTCTCGATGTACGTCTCACCATCAATATCTACAACTTGCTTCACAGTAGATGTGCGAACACGATCACCATCAAGGAAGATGCCACGGGAGTCGTTGTAGATGTTGCCGTGGGCAACGGTGCTGCCGGGGAACATGTCATGATCTGCTGGCTTGGCATCGAGCGGCAGGATACGCCAGCTACTATCACCGAAGAACTCACGTGTGAGAACATCATCTTTCATAATCTCATTCAAATCTACTGCACCAAACATTACTCTCTCCTTAAATTGCATCGTTGAGTATGGCGAAAGGATTGTCGTCAATCCAGATGGACACCTTGATGCCCTGCTTTGCCATGTATAATTCTTTTGCTTGGCCAGAAGTGTAATGCACCTTGAAGCCCCTGTCAACCAGAAATTGTAAATCTTCTGGATATGTTTGTGGGGTTCGCCATGTGCACACAACCACGTGATAACCACCCTTCTCCAGAGCCAGCATTACCTGTAGCCATAGAGGCTCGTTATCACTGATGGTTTCGTCATAGTCAAATGCTATCACCTTCGGCTCAGCATTCATGAAGTCAGTGCGTGCCCAAGGATCAAAGCCTAGCATCAGAAGCGTTCCTTTGAAAACCACACATTAGATGTGCAGACTGGGCACTTGCCAACACTCATCTCACCATCACGCTGGTCATAGGTGTGCGTCAATTCATCATGATCAGCTTTTAACACGCTCCTGCAAGTAGAGCAGGTGCCGTCATAACGGTATTCTGCTGGGGCTTTGCCACGAACTACAATCTCCATTACTGAAACCTCGACATGGAGTCTTCAAGCTCACGCATCAAGCCTTCTTTGTCAATCATTTGGAGAACACGCTTAGAGTGGTCAAGATTGGACTCATGACTGCCTTGAGAAAGTGTCACATTCAAATCTTGCATGACGCTCAACTTCTCAGATGGACGCAGTTGTACGAAGCTTACCACAATTTCTCTATTCATCTGTACTCTCCATTTTTATATTTAAGGACAAGATGCATTCTCATGCATTCATAGCCGATTGGGATTCCTGTTGCATTGCTGTGTAATACACTACCACGACCTTGTGCTTTGATGCAAGCTATTTTCTGGTCATCGAAGTGAGATGATTGTACATAAAACAGGCTGCCGAACATTGCAGCAGCACACAACACCAATCCAATTGCGAATTTCATAGTTGAGGTGTAGACCCTGTATAACGACCATACCAGAATTCAAACTCAACACCATCAATCTTGCAACGACTGGATACTGGCGAGTTTTGCCTGATCTTGCTCATAGTGTATACATACTCCCCACCCTTTGCACTACATACAGCCTTACGCTGTGCAGATTCATTGTAGGTTAGACTATGCTCTGGAATTTCACAGCCAGTGATGGCCCCACACAGTGCAAGTAAAACAAGTATTCGTTTCATGATTCCCACCATAATGTTTTTCCAGTGTACACCTTGTAGGCTTGCCTATCAGCAAGGCGGCACTTAGGCGTAAGATAGATTGGCTCTATCTCTTTCTCCATGCAGTATGCCTTAGAGTTGCAGGCCATGTCAAACCATTCTACAAAATTACCGTGGAGGTCTTCAAGGATATAGCCATGCTCAGTCTTGATGAGCCAGAACATCAATCACCTCCAAAGGGTCTAGTAGTCCTTCTGGTTTGTGGTGCCCAAGGAACCAAATGCAGTTCTTTTTGTAATGGGCCTTCTCCCAAACCTCAAGATGCAACATTGACACAGGAGTGACACCTTTGTCAACCTTTAAAACTGGTCGCACGAAGCCAAGTGTTTCGCCGGTCATGACTCTCCATCCAACCCATAGATTTGACAGCACCTCACCATACACAAAGATCAGATCGTCAGACTCAACAACCACAGCATAGGTGTCATTCCACCAAGGCGAGCCAACTGCTTCACCTGTGAACTGGAATATGTCTATGACCACTCCATCACGAATGCAATGCACTGGAGTGCCTTCTTCACAGTAGAAGTCAACACCAGTGTGAATATCATGTTCGCGGACAGCTCCGAACAAACCACAATCCTTAAACGGATGTGTTCGCAACACTGGCATCATTTGTCAAGTCCCCATTGCTTCATGTTGTGGTAGATTACAGTGTTGCTCATAATCTGTTCCATCAGAAACTCACGACGGCCTTCTTGCACTGTCAAGTCTCTGGTGATGAGAATGTTATTGCGAGAGTCTAAATCATTTGCCAACACCATGTCAAGGTTGCTTGCAGCCATAGAGGCGAAAGCCTTTGCCACTTGCTCAACCTTGCTAGCACCATGAGTGGTCTTGAAACCAGCCACAATGATATCAGGGCGACGTTGTTTGATCAAGGATAGCATCTTACCTTGAATACCCTTGAGAGTCACAGGGTAATCCTTGGAGCTTGACAGACGTGTTGCACCGAAGGTAATCAGGTTGTCCACATAGAAGTCACAGATGGCAGCGTTCATGA